CTATCCCGTCAGCTTCCCGATGGCCTCGTAGTGGTGCAGCCGGCCGCGCACCATGTGCGCCTCGATGCTGCCCTCCACATCGAACTGCCGGCCCTGCCAGGTGATGCGGAGCTGAGGGTCGTCGGGGTTGAAATCGGCCAGCCTGGACATGGCGACCTGGTACCGCTGCACGACGGTCAGGCTGCCTTCGCCGATCTTCTGGTCGGTGTTCAAGGGCCACACATCAGCGGGGACGGTCTGGTCGATCCACTCGTACTCGTCGTTGCCGTGGGCATCCTCCCCGACCTTCACCGACGTGGACAGGGTCACCTTGTCGTGGAAGATCACAGTGCCCTCTTCCGGTAGCGGTTGAGGACGAACAGCTCTGCGAGGGTCCAGCCGGTGAAGCCGCCGAGTACAGACACCGATCCGGTGGTGGTGTTGATCTGTTCGGGGTTGGCGACCAGGCGTGCGGTTGCGGTGGTGATGACCGCGGCGATGTCGTCGGTGGGGATGCCGCCGGCGAAACCTTCACCGCGGGTGTAGGAGCGGGCCATTGCGGTGACGATGGCGGCGTGTTGCTCGGCGAGGGCAACCAACGCGGTGTCGGTGCCCTGGCCGAGGAACGCGGCGACCGTCTCTCCGGTCACGGCAGGCATCAGCTACCCGATGCCGCCGACAGGACAACCACACCCTCGGGGTGCAGCAGGCCGAGATCGTAGCGGGTGACGATCCGAAGACCGACCATATCGAACTCTGCGTACCGCTCGGTGAGGACGGTGATTGATGGGGCGACGTCGCGGGCCACGGCCACCTGGTTCATGTCGACGAGGATGGCCTTGCCGGCGGGGAGCTTGTTGGTGACGGTGACCGGGATGCCGAACAGCCGGTAGGTGGTGTCGGCGGTGAGGTCGGCTTCGAGAACGTATTTGCCGGTGGTGTCCTTGATCTTGCGGAGCGCGATGAAGTCGGCCGAGGACAGGAACCAGCGGTTGGGGGTGACCTCTTCGGCGTGGCACAGCGCGATGGCGTCGAGCAGGCTGTCGGGGTCGGTGACGTCGAGTTCGCCGGTCTGCACGCCGGTCTGGTTGATGATTCCGGTAATGGAATCGGATGCGCCGGTACCGGCCAGGAGTGCGTCGTCGAGGGCGTTGGACACGTCGGTAGTCAGCCGGGTCTTGAGCACGCTGTCGATACCGATAACCGACTGCCGCACCAACTCATTCGTGTACTTCAGAATTAATTTGATGGACTTGCGGGCGGTGGGCATGAGGCGGATCTCGTCGAAGTCGACCTCGGCGGTGTCGGGGATGAGCCCACCTTCGCCGACAAAGGTCGGTGTGGACCCGGACACCAGCCGCGGGATGCGGAGGACGCCGGAGGTGTCGAAGATCTGCGGACCCGAGGACAGGACGACGCTGGCGGCTTCGAGGGGCTGCACCAGCAGCGAGGACACCTGCTCGGCGAGCAGTTCGGGGTTGGTGGCGGTGGTTTCAGTCACGGTGGTCTCCTGGGGAGTTGAAGGGAATGGTCAACTTCGCCACCAGGACGAATCAAGGGGCCGCACACCAGGTGCGGCCCCTCCATCGTATCCCAGCATGTGGGACGGGACTAGCTCATCGGCCACCGAGCAGACCGAGCAGGCTCACATCGCCCTTGCCCACCGACGCGCCCTGGCCGACGTCCCCAGCGACCCGACGTGCCGCGAGGTGGGGCTTCTTCGCCAGCAGCTCATCAATCGCGGCGGTGAGGTTGTCGCCTTCGAGGTGGGTTTCGTCGAAAGGTAGGTCACTGGGGTCCTGGAGCCGGCCGGTCTGCTCGACGAGAGCACGGTGCAGCCGGTTGGCGAGTTCGTCGGCCCGCTGGGCACGCTGCCTGTACTTCCCATTCTCCTGCCGAAGCTGCTCAACATAGGACCGCGGGAACGTGTCCGGGTCCTCGATTTCGGTGCCGTCGCCGGAAAGGTCCGCCTCGGAGTCAGGTTCGGGCTGAACCTCTGTCTCCGTGACGTCCTCGATAAGGTCGTCGGTCACCTGATCCCCTTGGCTCGTGCTGTCTTCCATGTCTCTTTGATCCCTTCTGCGATAACGGGTTTCGGGGTGCAGGTGCATCCCTTGTGGGTTTGGAAGCGGTGCTCGGCGGGCCAGACACGGCCTTCGCGCCACCACCACGTACACAGTTGGCAGCACCCGGCCGACCTCTGCCGAACCCACCCTCGAGTGCGACCTGAGCGGACCATCGCGTCGCTGTAGCTCCTGGCGGCGGTCTCCAACGGTTCGGCCCGACCGAGACGGCCCACCACCGCCTCCGATGCCGCTGTCCCGGCCGCCACCTCGAGGACGGTCGACGCCGCTTTCGTCAGCCGGTCGAGATCGTCAGGCGGAGTGGTGGTCACGACCGCTGCCGGTGTCCCCAACTGCGCCATGACCTCGGCGGCGTAGGCGAGGTTCGCCAGAGCGTGCGCCTGACCGTTGGAGACGGTGATCGCTGAGGCAATCCACTGGATGCACTCGTCCCGCGACAGGCTGCCCGTCAGAAATGCGTTGTACGCGGCCAACACCTGACGCTCCGATCTCTCCGACAGAGCGATAAGGGTGTCCCGATACATCAGGACACCAACTTGCCGAGGTCGACGGCCATCGTGTTCAACACGTCGCCGCGGCGGGCAGCACCGATCTCGGCGACCTCGGAGTCGGAGTACCCGAGACGCTTCAAGGCGTACGACGCCGGGAGCAGACCAGCCTGGTACAGCTTGACCACCGCATCAGCCTCCTGAGCGATGGAGCGGGTAGCGGCGTCAGCCCATGTCACCCGGACATCGACCAACTGAGGGTCGGCACCGTCACGGACCCCAACGATGAGGCGGGCCACGTCCTCCCAGGCTCGGCCGAACGCGGCCTGGCGTGCTTCGGCGCGTGCCGTGAGACTGGCCTCAGCTGCCCTGAGGGCATCCGCCGATGCCGGGGTATCCGACAGTTGGCCGATGTAGTGGGCCGGTAGCGCGCTGACCGCCATGATCTGACCGAGCAGCACATCAACAGCAGACTGGTAGCCGTCCAGTCGTGCGGCCTCGAGCTGGCCGAACTTCGCGGTGTCGTTCTCCGAGATCATCGCCCGGTTGCCCTCGGGGATCGGGTTGACCGCTTCTCCCTCCTGGTTCTCTTCGAGTTCGATGCCGGTGGCCCAGCGTCGCGGCCGGCCCACGTATTCCGAGGTGGTCATCATGTCCACGATGATTTTGTTCAGCGCGTCCACTAGCGGCTTGAGGTCTTCGATCTCCGAGACGCCGTTGTCCAGGAGCCGGTCCCCGTTGCGCAGGCGCACGACCGGGACGACACCAAGCGGATTCGGGATTTCCTCAATCGTGTGGAACCCGGCGGTGACCGCGCCGGTTTGCTCGGCCCGCAACCGCAGAATCAGGTCCGGCAGAAACACTGTCGCCTCGGTCGTCGTGGCGGTCTCCCACCGCTTCACCGCGGCAGTGATACGGCGGGAACCGGGATCGGTGAGGACCGCAACCTGTTTCGCGGACTCGATGGTGACCTTCGGCCGGCCGAACTGGTCGGCCCACACGATGACGTACGAGGCACCTAGCAGCAGTGCCTCCCGGTGGGCAATCCCGGATTCCTGATCGAGGTCGTTCCGCAGCCAGTCGGTCCACACGTCCGCTCCGGTGAACCCGGTAACCCGCAACCTTTCGGCCAGGGAGGTGACCGCTAGGCGCGGCACGTTGGTGGCGAGACGACCGAACCTGTCGCCCAACGCTTTCCGCGACTCGGGCGAGAGGAACGCCAGCGGCTGGAGACCGGCGTAATAGCGGTCCAGCTCGGCGTAGCGGGCGGCCGGTTCGTCGATCTTCTGCAAGAGGGTGGTGAGTAGGTCAGTGTTCATTTGAAGCTCCTTGTCTTGGAACGTTTTTTGTGGGTTGCACGCCAGGTGGCGCGAGAGTGGGCCATGACCAGGCAGGCGGCGAGGTCGATCTTTCGGGCCGACTTCGAGCGGCTTGCCTTGGATAGGCGGATACCGCGGGCGTCCTCGACGATCACCGCAGCCGCAACGTGTTCAGCTAGGGTCTGGTCGCCGGAGTGCGTCAGGCGGGCGTTGGTGGCCGCTGAGAACAGATCTGTTGTCGCCGCGGTCAACCGGGCTGGGCTATGCGGGAACTCGACGACCGGCAGGTTCTCTGATTCGAGGATCTGCAGGGTGCGGGTCCAGCGAAACGGATCGGCGATGATCTCGACAACCCGCCAACGTCGGCAGGCATCACGGATGGTCTGCTCGACCTCGGCGACCGGGACGCGGTAGTTCTCGTCGTTGGCCGGCCGTTGCCACACCTTGAGCTTGTCGACATGCGGCTCAGCCGACACCGTAGCCACCAAGAGTGCCGTCGTGTCATCGGAGAACGAACCGTCTAGGGCGATCACCACATCCGCGCCATCGGGAACCAGGTCGCCTGTGCTCAGTGACTCCCACACACCTGCAGGCAGAAACGCGCCATCGGTGTCAGTAGCGAACTGACACAACCGGGCGCGCCGGAACGTCGCCTCGCGCGTCTTCGGTGGCAACAGGGCCACCAGAGCATCCCGGTGGAGAAAGTCATCAAGCGCCGGGTTCGCCAACTCCCAGCAGTGGGTGCAATCGACCGGGTGATCCTCAAACCCGGCGGCCGAGTACTCGCGCCACACCAGGCTCTTGTCCTCGGGATGCTCGGCAGCATGGTTGCGCAGATCCGCGAGCACCTGATCGTTGACCTTCGGGCCGGGCGTGCCGATACAGACCAGCGTCGAGCGCTCACGCTTTCCCTGCGCCAGCGTCAGCACCTCGTAGGCGTCCCGGTTCGCCACACCAGCCTCGTCGAGGATCGCCAGCGTGTAGTCCAAACCCTCCAACGACGCCGGAGACGCCGGCAGGCAATGGAAATACGAGTCGGTCGTCGGCCAGTAGAGCCGATCCTTGAACACCTGAACCCGCGCCGACAACTCGTCGTCCAACTCGACCATGCGACGGGCGATGTTGAACACGATGCCGGCCTGGCGCTCATCGACCGCGACCACCGCCACCACCGACCCCTCACCATCGGTGAAGAACCGATACAGGCCATACGCGGCGACCAGGGTGCTCTTTCCCTGCCCTCTCGGTAGCATCCACCCCGCCGTGCGCGGCATCACCTCGGCGTCCTCCACCGAACCGATCAGGTCGAGCTGCCAATCCCGCAACCGGAGCGCCTTCTTCGCGTTGGTTCCCTTCGGTACCTTGATGAACTTCTCAGCGAACGACGCGAACCGCTTCGACCCCGTTGACCTGGGACGGAACGGCAGCGGAGTATCGTCCACCTTCGCCTTCGGACCGGCCTTCACCGATACCCCCCAGGGGTGTGTAACGGTCTCTGCGCCTTGCCTTCGGGGCTTGGCGGTGCATCCGAAGGTGCATCCCCCCTGGTCAGAGACTTGTCCATCCGGTTGTGGCAGGGCCAGCACAGCGGGTGATAGTGGTCAGGGTTCGTGCTGTAGGGGCCGTCTTCTCCGGTCAGCTCGTCGGCGTCGAGGTGGTCGTATGCCCAGCTTTGAGCCTGCTGACCGCAACAGATGCAGGCATGGCCGCTCGCGGTGCCCTTGGCTCGATACACCCGCCGGTGGGCACCGTTGTAATTGATCGGACTCTTGTACCCACTGATCGTGATGCGCCAGTGATAGGTACACAGACCGTGTGAGCTGTGACGCGCACGAGTTGTGCAGTCTTCGGCCCGGCAGGTCGTCTTTGGATACTGGGTCATCGTGCTGCGCCTCGCGATCGGTTGCAGCGGCCGCATACGACGTCAATATCCCGCAGCCGGATCGTCTTACCTGCGGCCTTGCGTCGCCATGCTTCGGGCGAGTGGTCGGCCTGCAGGTCGTCGGTTGCGCCACAGTCCGAACAGAATGGCTGGAGTTTGCGAGCCTTGCGAGACAGTCGATCCCACTTGTTGTCGTAGCCGCGCTCGTATCGGGTGCGCTGATGATCATCGGGTTGGTGGTCGGGGCAGCGGGATTCGGGGCTGGGTTCGCCGCAGATGAGGCACGGCTTGGGCATTAGTCGTCGTCCTCCTGCTCGGCGTGCAGGTGGTTGAGTTCTGCGTAGAACTGGTCGATGCGCTCGTGGAGTGCGAGGAGCTGGTCGGCGTCGCGGTCCGGGAGCTGGTTGACGAGTTTGTAGAGCCTGGTCTTGGCGCGGGCGCGGAGGCGTCGTTCCTCGGTGCGGCCGAGTGGTCGAGTGCGGGCTGGCATCTCGCTAGGTGTGGTCATGGTGGTGCCCTTCGAGGGTGTCGGTGATGGTGTTGATCAGCTGTATGGCTTCGGTCTCGGTGAGTCCGATGCCTGCGACTGTGACCGCGGTGCGGTGGTCGCGGGGTGGCGTGACTGCGAGGGTCACGAGGGGTGGTCGGGGCATTAGTCGCCGGCCTCGGCCAGTCGGCACTGGCGTAGGAATTCCGTGCGGTCCCACTGTCGGCCGTGACGCAGTGCTCGGGCCTCGAGTCTTTCGAGCCAGTTGGTGTAGGCGGCGAGGACTTCGCCCTCGAGTCGTGACCAGTGCACGAGTTCGGCGCACTGGTCCTGTGACCAGTACGGGTAGCGCGGTAGTTGGAGGATGCTGTTCTGGGCTGACCGGTTGAGCAGGTCGCGGCGGTCTTGGGGCTGGTTGGCCCAGAACTCGCAGGCAGCGCGAAGGTCATCGTCGCTTGTCATTGGGTGGTGGTCTCCTTCCATGTTTTGAAGGCGAGGCGTGCACGTTCGTCTCGCCAGTTGAGTCGAGATTTGGTGTCTCGGGCCGACTTCGGTGGTGGGTCGAGGGCAGCGACCGCGGCGACGTCTTCGGGGTCGGCCCGTTCGCTGGGGTTGTGCTCGTCGAGCTTCGGTTCTGAGACGAACTGTTCGTTGCCGAGGATGGTGAACTTCCCAGCGAGTGGTTCCTTATCGCCGCCGGGTGAACGTCGCCGGAGGCCCCCGTGCCGGTCTTTGTGGATCGCGAGGTATGCCGATCCGCCTTTGTCCGGGGTGAAGGCGCTGTCGACGCTGACCCGGATGCTGGTGCCGCCGATGGCCCTCTTCTTCGCGGCGGTGCCGGTGGCTCCGAACTTGCGGGAGTCTGCGCCTTTGCTGAGGTGGTCGATGGCGATGACGCAAGCGCCGGTTCGGGTGAGGGGTTTGATGACCCTCGAGTGCACGTCCGTGAACTCGTCGGCCGAGTTGCTGCCAGCGCCGTACAGCGGCATGAGTTCACCGATGCTGTCGACGACTGCGAGGGCGGGTTTCCAAACCTCCTGATGCTCGACGATCGCGGCCATCTGGACGCGGTCCCCTGGCTCGACGTACAGGAACCGGTCAGGATCTCGCAGGGTGTCCTCATCGGCTCCGAAGTCGATGAGGCGGCTGATGGTGGACTGAGGCCCGTTGTGGTCAAGGTCGAGCCGTAGGACTCTGCCACCTGCTGCGAGAACTTGGACCGTCGCGTAGTCGCAGAGAAGGGTTTTTCCCGACTCCGGGTCGCCAAACACGACGTTGTACTGGCCGCTGTAGAACAAGCCGACACCGTCTTTGCGTAGGCAGATGTCAGGCGCGGGCGGTTCGGGGATTCCGGCGTCGAGCAGGGTGGCGACGTCGATGTACCCGCACTGATTCGGGTCGGGGTGCACTCCGGGTGAGTCTCGATGAACGTGCAGGTCAGGACGGTGGGGTGCACCCGTACCTATAGGTGGGGTGCACCCCGGGTCGATTGGGAATCCGTCCTCGTCGTACTCCTGCCCGTATGGCAGGCTCACCGGCGACTCCCTGGCCCGATGCGCGGCGGTGCTAGTTCACCGAGTTGGTTGCAGGTGTCGTTGCGGTGTCCGTGTCGATCAGGCCGGTAGCAGCCGCAGGGTGGTTCGGGTGCAGGTTGCCACCACCGGGTCTGTTGGCACCGATGCTCGAGTGGGTCTCGAATCCATGCGGCGCAGGCCGAGCAGCGGATCGGTGGTAGTCGGAGCGCGGCGTCTCGTCTGCGTCGGCGGGCTGCGCTATCGTCGTAGTAGGAGTGGTTGTGACTTCTGGAGGCGGTCCCGTTAGTGGCGGGGCCGCCTTCGTCGTGAAGGGTCATCTGACCTCCATCAGAGCGTGGATGTAGTTGTCGATCGAGTCGCCGGTTATGAACGAGCGGCGGCCGATGTTGACGCGGGTGAGTTTGTCTTCGGAGACCAGCCGATAGATGGTCGTCCGTGAGATCCCGCCGAGGGCTGTCTGCGCCTCGACGATGGGAACGAGCTTCATGTCACCCCCTTTCGGGTGAGCGGGTTGTCTTGCATTTCCCCTGTTGCTCAATCGTTTTCACGCTGTGGACTTGTCAAGGAACCGTGTTGCCGGGTGGTCTCGGGGTGACGCTTCCGCGCCCTGCCCGTGATCGTCCTGGTGTTTCAGCACGTACCCCGGTGACCACAGACTGCTTGCACTGAAATCCCAAAGCAAGTATCTTCATTCCACAGTAGGAAACTCACAGCTCAGAGAGGTTCGCGATGCCCAGACCTAAACCCGCCAGAGCCATAGGCGGGGAATCCAATCTTGCCGAACGAATCCGACGCGAATTGAACAGCAGAGGATGGAGTCCGGCCGAGTTGTCGAGGCGACTTGAGGTGGCAGGTTGCCGGATTGGCGTCTCATCCGTATACAAAATCCTCGACATCGACAAGCCGAGGAGCATCTCGGTCGATGAGTTCATCGGCCTGGCAAGGGTTTTCGAGACAACCACGGAGGAATTGCTCACCCCCGTTGAAGCGCTCGACCAGGCCCGGGCCCAAGAGCTACTTCAAGCGCTCGATGAAGCTGACGATCACATGATTAAGGGCGTCCAGGACTCTATCGAGGCTCACGTGCAGCTATTCGAGTTGCGCCACGACTCCCCCGATCTGTGGGACTACGTCGTCAACCATCACTACCGGCCCGGACCGCCCAGTGGCCCAGACGAATCCCCAATGATTGGTGTCGAACTGGACGACGGGACCATCGTGAAGGTCGACGACACCGTTCTCAGGGAGGCTCTGTCGAACCTTCACGAGTCGATAATTCGGCAGGCTGCCGCGGCCTTCGAGGCTGGTTTCGGTGAGTAAGAACGCGAACGGTGAGGGTTCGATCTACAAGCGCACCCGCAACGGGAAGGCGATCGGCTACGCGGGTGCGCTGACCTACCTCGACGAGTCCGGGACGTCCAAGCGTCACACGGTGTACGGCCGGACTCGGGCAGAGGTCCGCGAGAAGTTGAAGGCGGCGCGTGACCGTCTCGACGCCGGAGCTCCGGTCCGCGACGCGAGCAGGACGGTTGGTGACTGGATGAGGCAGTGGCGGTCCACGACGTTGGCGGCGTCAGATCGCAAGGAGTCGACACAAGATCTGTACAGCAATCTGTCGCGGCGTCACCTCGAAGTCGAACCGTTCGGCACTACGAGGCTCGACCGGTTGAAGCCGTCCGACATCGAGGCCCTGATTCTGTCGATGCGTGCCCAGACGAAGGTGCGAGGCGGGGAGACTGTCCGGGCGTTGTCGGACTCGACGATCCGGCAGGTGTACACGGTGCTTCGCGCCGGCCTGGACGGGGCGGTGCGGGACGGCCTGGTCGCGGTGAACCCGGCGGTGAAGGTGAAGCGTCCAGGTATTGCGCGCCAAGAGGCTAAGCACTTACCGGCTGACGCTGTGCAGCAAGTGCTGACCACCGCGGCGTCGTCCCGCTATCACCCGGCGCTGGTCCTCATCGCGGCCACTGGGCTACGGAAAGGTGAAGCGCTCGGGCTGTCCTGGCAACGGGTCGATCTCGAGGCCGGGACGCTGACGGTTCTGGCGACTCTCGGGCGCATCGGCAACCGACTGGTGATCTCGGAGCCGAAGACAGCGCGATCGAGGCGGACGGTGCCGCTATCCCCCGCCGTCGTCGCGATGCTGCGACGACACAAGGCCGCACAGGCCGAAGAGAGGTTGCGGGCCGGGAACCAGTGGCAGGACTCGGGGCTGGTGTTCACCACCGAGTTCGGTGGACCTGTTGACCCTCGAAACTTGCTGCGTGTTCTCGAGGCGGCCGCGGCTGCGGCGGGTGTCGACAAGGTCGGGGTGCACACGCTGCGGCACTCAGCGGCGGTGGCGTGGCTTGAGTCGGGTGTGCACATCAAGGCGGTAGCGGACCTGCTCGGTCATTCTTCGATTGCGATCACTGGTGATGTGTACGGCCACACCAGTGATGACACTGCACGCTCGGCGGTCGCGGGGTTGTCCGAGGCGCTGGGTTTGTGA